CTATCAGTAAGTTTTGTTCCATTTTTTGTTCTAGCTAAAGTTTGTCTCATTCTATTTAAAATTGCAGGAGCATCAAAAACTCCTGGACCATTACTATCTACATAGGCTTTTCTAACTGGTTCAAGTAAATCTTCTCCTGCAACTCTCATAAATGCTTTAATGTCTAATACATCAGCTCCTCCCCCACCAGCTTTTGCAGCTTGATTTAGTTTGGTTGGAAATATAGTGACTACTGTTCCTAGTTCATTAAATAACCTAGATCCTTGGAAAATTGCAGGAAGTTCTGAGGCTGGAGTAAGAGGAATTGCAGAAGTCTGTTCAGCAACTTGTGAAGCTCTAGGATTTAAAAGTTTTTTAAATTCAGCTTTTGCAAGACTACTAGATGTTTTACTTTGCAAAATTTGTCTTTCAGTACCCATTCCACCTCTAAGAAACTCCATCATTTGTGCCGCTTCTTCTCTTGCCTTTGATAGATTTCCTGCTTTTGTTGCTGCTCTTGCAGCTCTAACAACTGCTCCTGCAGATAAATACTGCATACCATTTACTTTTCCACCAGAATTTAATCCTTGGGGGCTTTTGCTATCATTAATATTATGAAGTAATCCAAGATTATTTTTAGTAGCTTCTTTATTTACTACAAATTCCCCTGGTGTAAGCATTGCTGGAACTGTGTCAGTATTTCCCATACCTGGAACAGTTGTTCCATCTGACATAAATATTGGTCCACCAGAATTTCTTTTTTGCAATCCTCTTACTACTACTTGACTAGCTTTTGCTCGTGCCCCAGCTGCTCCAGCAACCGTAAAGGCTGGTAGACCAGCAGCAGCAGCCTGAGTAGAGATCATTGCAGCATATGACTTTGTTAAATTTCCCATTGCAGCAGCAGCAGCATTTCCAGTTATTGCTTGTTCAACAAGGGTTGCATTTAATATTGCGTTCGCACCAGAAAGTTGTTGAGCAGCCATTGCTGTATCCATTTCTGCAAGACTTAAATATTTTGAACTTTGCGTAAGTGCTTTAACTGCACCTAATGGACCACCTCTTATCAGCCCCATTCCAAATAAGGATACACCCTGTGTCATTTTTGCAAGGGTTCCAACAAGGTTTAAAAATAGACCAGTTAACATTGTTACTGCTGGAACAACAACACCAACTATAACTGCACCAATAGCAGCAAATTTCTTCTGACCATCTGATAATCCATTAAAAGCTTCTGCAATTTTTGTTGCAAAATTAACAAGTGGAATTGCAAGTTTAACAAACAATTCTCCAATAGGAGCTATTGCTAATTTAAATCTTTCTACTGCCCCTGTTAATTGAACTCCAAAAGATTCTTCAATAGTTTTTAATTCTTTGTCTGCTGTTGCAGCAAGCTGCTCTGTTGTATATCCTAGTGTTGCAATAACTTGTTGAGCTTGAGATCCTTCTCTTGTAATATTTTCAAACAATGCCCCAAGTTTTGCATATTGAAATTTTCCAAAGACTTGTTCAAGAGCTTGCTGTTTTGAAAATTGATCTAGGGTAGCAAGGGCTTCTGAGAAAGAAGTAACAGTACCCATAAGGTCTCCCTTATTTGCTTGAATAATAGCATCAAGATTTATACCCATTCCAGACAACATAGCACTAGCTTGTTTTGTTGGATTAATTAAAGATGCAAGACCAGACTTTAGTGCGTTTGCACCTTCAGAGGCTTGGACTCCACCTTCTTGCATTGCTGCAAGGAAAACTGTAAGATCTTTTACGTCTCCACCAAGACCTTGAATAACTGGTGCAACACGAGGAATAGCAGTAGCAATATCTTGCAAGGAAACGACTGTTTGGTTTTCAACCATATTTAAAAAGTTAACAGTGTCTGCAAGTTCTTGTCCAGATAGTTTGAATGCAGATTGTAAAGATATTGTAGTTTCTAGAGCAGCATTTTGATCCATTTGACCAAGTGTTGCAAGTCTTGTTGATTGAGATACTGTATCAGTAAGCTCTGAGCCTTGTCTACCAGCAGCAGCAGCTTCAGCAGCAAGCCCGATTGTATCTTTAACTGCAATTCCATATTTTGTATACTCTGCAGCAAGACCTTTTACAGCCTCTAAATTCTTTTCTAGGTCTGCTGGAGTAGTAAATAAATCTCCATATACCTTTTTAAATGAGACTACTTCTTTTTCTAATTGCATAAAAGTTTTTCCAGCTACCGCACCAAAAATTGTAAGTGGAACTGTAAATCCAACCATAAGCTGACGACCAGCCCATTGAACATTTTTACCAAAGTTAATTAGCTGAGTAGTTCCTTGCTTAAACATTGCAGACATAATTTGTGCTTTTTGTCCAGCAATAGCAGCCTGGGTAGAAAATGCTGCAAGAGGTCTAACGGCTAAGGCATCTTGAAATCCATTTGCAGCACTAGAAGTTGCTATGAATTGTGTTTGAAGTCTTCTTGCACGTTCTGCGGCAAGTGCCATAGTTTCTGCTGCGATGGCACTATTTTTATTATATTTTGCACTAAAAAATTGCCCAAGGGAAGTTTTTCCTTTGGACAAAGTTTTATCTAGAGTTACAGCAGCAGTTTGAAGCCTTACGGTTTCTGCTGTAAAGGTTCCAGTCTTATTTATTGAATCTTGAAGGTCTTTTGAATACTTTTTAGAAAATGCCGCTTGTGATGCGTTTCCTTTGTTTAGGGCTAATTGAAAAGCATTTATTTGTGATAAAAGACCCTTAAGCTCAGCAGAAGAGGATCCTGTATTGATCTCAACTTCAATAATACCTTTAGCAACTTCAGCCACTATTCAATCACCTCATAATCTAGCCCATTTCCAATTCCAAAGCCAGCACGTTGTGCAGCACTTCCTTGTAGAGCCAGGATGTCATTTGGGTTAGAGGTTGCGCCACCGCTAAATACTCTAGCCTTCATTTCTTCCCATTTATTTTCGGACGAACCAGAATCAAGATTCACTCCCTGAAGTGCTGCCATAAATTTTTTACTTTCGTAATCTTCTTTATTTTTAGCTTCTAGTATTGCTACTAGTTCAGGCATTGATATGCTTTCTTCCATTTCAGAATAATTCTTCCAGAATCCCAGAAGAAATACCCTTGATTCTATCTCAGCAAGATCTAGTTCATCCCAACTAGAGCCGCTGTTAGTGCGTTTGGGTCATTTAACTGAATCCCTGCAGCTACTTCAATTACCTTATACACAGTTGGGAGATCCATGATTTCCTCTAACTGCTCCTTAGTTGCTAATTCTGCATTGTATTGCTTCATTGCAATAACAGCACAATCTAACAATAGATCCATTGATTTGATATTATCTTCTGCAATTTTTGGATCACCAATTTTTTGAAACTCTTTCATAAAATCTCTCAATAAAGAAATTTTAAGGGGTTTCATAGAAATAACAGAACCATCTAATAGCTCTACTTCTACAACTTCGTAAATACTTGTTGCCATTTATTCCTCCTATAGAATATATTCAATTATATCATAAATGACTTATTAAATAAACAATGCCCACCCTTTTTAGGAGGTGGGCAAAGTTTCTATATTTAGTTTTTACGGACCAACGACACGATCAACGATCTTGCCATAGGAACCATTGGATGCTGGAAGTAAACGGAATGTAACTTCATACATAGAAGGTTCATCACGCTTTGCAGAAACAGTTACGTTCTCAATTGAGAGAACACGATGTCCTACATAAACACGCTCTACCTTAGCTGCACCAGTTGCTGTAGGATCTCCAGAACCTGGACCAACAGCAATAATTGCACGTTCCACAGGAACGTCACCTAGATCACCAGCTGTTACATTAAGATTCTTAATGCCAGATGATGTGGTGTAGTTGCTGTCTGCAGTTGCAATTGCAACAACAAGATTTTCAAGTGTGGCTTCAGCAAATGCTGTAACCATGCTAACCTGCATACCTTGCTTGTAAAGCTTTGCAACGTCAAGAAGCTGATCTACCTGTACTTCACCGAAGTCTGGTTGGAACTGTACTTCTAAACCGTTCATTGTGTAGCCTACATTTCTCCAGTCTGCTGATGCTGATTCAACAGTATCTGCATACTGAACACTAGCTGCAAAGGCAGGGATGCCAGCAACGCTAGCACTACCAAATGCGTAATTGCTAATTGTTGAGTTGTATTCCAGTGGACCATTCTTCGAAACAAAGAGTTGGGCTGCTCCAACAATAATTTGATTGGAATTTCCACGAGTTGCCATATTTTTTTCACCTCTTTTGTAGTCTTAATTTTATGGGGAGATTGGCGTTTCCTAAGTTAATTATACCCTTAGTTTTTATCATTCGTTAAATTGTTTAGCATGATAGTCATATTTAATAATAAGGTCTCTAGTTGGATTATATTCCATAAAATTAGAGACATCTTGCTGAGTATCTGTAAATCCAGACTGATATACATTAACACAATGGAAGTAATACTTGTTTAATTCTGGGTAGTTGGCATTGTTATAATCTGGCAAAGTTTTAGTAAATTCATTAATATCCCTTGCTGCATCGTCTTCTCTATCTAGGATATTTTGAATAAGGCTTGTAAGGTTTATTGTTGTTGCATACCTGTCTTGCTGATTCCTATTAATGTCGTAGAGCGAGCCACCAACGACTGTATATCTCATTTGGTCAGTCTTGATAGGATAGAAATATTTGTACCCTGAGCGTACTCTACTAAACTTATCAAACATAACATATGGCAAATCATTATCAAGTACTGCAGTTGGAAGATTGTTTGCTGGTGCAGGGAAAAAGGGAACTATGTCTGGTCCTCCAGATGTTGGACCGTATAGGTTATAAAATGCTGGGGCATAAGTTTTAAACTGTTCCCAAACATAAAGATTAATAATGTTTTCTGGTCTATAAATTACCATGGTTACCTCCTGGAGCATTCATAATCCATGATAGTGCAGCTTTTTTACCTTTAGATGCAGAGGATCCACCTTTAACGGCTGAACCAAAGTATTTTTCATAAGCTTTTGGATTTGCAAAGTATTGATAAAATCTAATTGACTCTAAGTAAACTTGAGAAAAATAGTAGCCATAGAATTCATTAAAAGCATTTACAAAAGATCCTCTAACACTTTCTCCGCCAGGATTAGAAATTACTATTGGTCCACTTCTAAAAAATTCTTCTCCGTCAATTTCAAAAAATAATGCTTTAGCTTCAACTTCATTAATTACAATAGTTCTGCCTTCTTCCATTATTGTAGCTTTGTCATAAAATGGTTCAGATGAAGTTGGTGAAGGTACTCTTGACTCTAAGAATTCTACACCAATAACTGCAGAAGTATTATTTACTGAGAGACTTAAATCATAAAGTCTTCCAAATGGATCTCCAACTTGCCCCCATTCATAAACGTGATGAAGCATTCCTGGGTGAGATCTTGCAAGACCATCTAAATAATCATAAAATGCTTCAATAGATCCTGTTCCAAGTTTTTGATTTAAAATACTTTTGTTTTTATTTAATTCTGCAGTAAAGGCTTGAGAATATTCTACAGAATTTCTTAACATTTTAATTACACTATCACCTTTAATTCTTGCTGTTATCATTCTGGTATATCCCACTTTTGATTTGCTGAACGGGTTAAAAATACTCTATACATTCCAATATTATGAAACATATCAAAACTTGGAATAATTGTTTTAACTTCATACTTTGTTTTTACCGTCTCAGCTTTTGTTTTAAGATTTTCTGTATTAATCCAAACTGGATCTCCATTTGTATCTCTCATATTTGTAACAGCCGTTGCTGTTATTGGATAATATTTTCCAGATTCGCTTTTTCTAATATCTACATTTGTTCTAAAAAATAATGAAGAGTCGTAATCAAATGACTTATCTTTTACTTTAAGTTCTCCATCTAATACCCCTGAAATTGCACTAATTGCTGAACAGTTAACAGTTCTATCAAATTGCCAAGTTCTAGTTATATTTCCATATTCAGATTGTATTTCAACAGCATAGTAAATGTCTGCAGTCATTGGGTAAAGGATATTGTCAAATGCTGAATTAAAAAGCATTTATAACACCCCAATACGGATATTATTCTTATACTTTGCCAGGATTCTGTCAACTACAAGATTTCCAGTTGATGCATTAAAGTTCTTTGCAAACTTAATTTTAAAATCATCATTATCAAATGACTCAATATATTTATTAAGATATTTCATATTATCGCTTGAGATGTCTGAACAAAGAAGTCTTGTTGCTTCTTGAATATCTTGAGGAATTACTTTATATCCAAAGTCTGCATCAATAACATAGTCATATCCATCAGAAAAAGCTCTAGATAAATATCTATCTCTCCATACTTGTGGATATTCTGTTTTATTATTTTCTTCGTATACTGGAACTATAGAAGTCTTATCCTTGCTAATTGCAAAAGTTAATTCATTATTGTTTAATGTTGAATCATATAACAGAGTTCCATTTTCATATACCTTATAAAGTTTATTAATTTTTTCATTAACTACTAGATAGTCAGATCCATTTCCAACAATCTCTTTTTCTTTTCTAACATATCTAAATCCTTGAGAAACTTCTGAATCAATGATGTACCGTGCAGTTCTTTCCATTTCTTTTACTTGGGAAGTAGTTTTATTTAAATCTGTAGCAAGTGTAGAAATATTTGTATATGGTCTAACAACATCAATATTTGTAGTAATAACAACTTCATCTAAATAATTATAAACACTTGCATCCAAAACTGCGTCATAAGATGCGTGCTTTCCATCAAGTAAAAACAATATATCTCCAGTTCCGTTTGCAGTAGCACTTGCTGAAACTACTACATCTGATAAAATATCTGAATACTCAATGGTATAAAGTCCACCTGGGACAAGACCAGAAAAAGAAACTGTTGGGATGCTCCCATTAATTCTTAAAACTTCCATTATTTAGCACCGAAAACTTCGGCTACCTCCTCTGGAGATGCGACTCTAATTTTTGGGAATTTAACAACCCAAATATCAGCATCTTTTTTACTTACAACATTATAGCCTTTAGTAAGTCTGCCAAGACTTTTTTCATAAACGCTTGCATTTTCTACAAACAAACAAATTAAATCTTTTTTAACTTTTTCCATAATACATCTATATTATTATATCATTCATAAATAGATGAAGGGGAGACAAATTAATGCCTCCCCTCCAGTGATAGAGTAAAATTACTCTGACATGAATGCTACTGCATCAGTTTCTTCAACTGCTACACCAAAGCGTAGGAATACGGTATATTCTACTGTATCCTTCTTTGGCTTGAATTCACGGTGTACTGTTACGTCTCTCTGGAAGCCCCAGATGCGGTTTTCTGGGAATGTAAGTGATACATAACCAGCTGGCATCAAAGGAACTTCAACTAATGGAAGACCAAGAACACGGTACGAGATTGGGCTACCAAGGGTCTGCGGAGCAGTACCATCAATAACACGCTCAACGATACGCTCTGAATTCAAGTTACCAGAAGAACCTAGACCATTTACAATTGCTGCAACGGTTTCAGTGTCTGCATAGAACTTCATGTTTGAACGGGAACCACGGTACTTACGAGGCATTGCAAGAACAAGTCCCTGCAGGTCTTCGATATCTGTACCATAAGTTGCTGAATTGCCATCGGCTTCGATTGATACGAAACCTTCAAGGATGTTCAGGAAGTTGTTTGTACCAGCTCCTGTACCATTGATGGCTAGATCTTCAAGATCGTTAGCAAACGCACGGGTCATTGTACGGACCAAGTGATCCTCCAGACCAGCACCTTCAATATTATCTTCAAGAGCTTCACTCGAAACTTCCCAATCAAGACGAATCTTCTTGGTTGTAAGAGTAACCTTTGTGAACTGAACATCAGCATTAGTGTAGGTTGCATCAGCCTGGGCTGCTGCACGAATTACACGCTCTCCAACATTCATTTTTTCAAGTTCAGTTGTGTTAGCTCTCATTGTGACTCTACGACCATCTTGGGCTAGAACCTGCTGTTCAAAGATATACTCAATAAACTGACGTGACTGTTCAGGCTGCAAAATACCGCCATCAGACACTAGATCACCAACTGGGTTAGTATTGTCAAGAATTCCAGCTGCTGGAGTACTTACTCCACCAATACCACCCGATACGATGGAACTAGCTGCAGCCGCTTTTTCTAAAATTTCATTATTTTCTGTCATTTTTTATTTCACCTCCAGTTTCTTTTAATGATATAGGTCAGCGGAATTTAGGAAACGTCCACCCCACATAGACCCTTTTCTTATTGTATTGCCCTGAACGATCCCGCCGAGATCGCCAGACTTACGGACAGCGGTATCGTCTTCTAGACCATCTACACGCTTTCCAAACTCTTCAAGGTTGCCTTTTACCGCTGAAATATCTTCACTGGTTGTATCAACTGACTTTTTGATACCTGCAACTTCTTCTTTTAGTGACTTAATTGTTGAAACAAGTTCACTCACTGCCTCTGTTACTGAAACCTTAATTTCGTCAACAGCTTTTACAAGCTCAGAATCAGCTGAATCTGTTTTAACAACAGACTTTTCAACTTCAACACTATCGGAAACTTCTTCTGCATCTTCTGCAGGTGCTTCTTCTGGATCAGCAGACTCAACCACTGTTTCCTGAACAGCTTCAACTGCGTCAACTGACTTTTCTACGGTTTCTTCGGCAGGAGCTTCAGTAACAACTTCTTCAGTTGCAACTTCTTCAACGGTCTCTTCTACTACTGTATTATCTTCTGACACGTTGTTCTCCTCCTTTATATTGTTTTTAGCAATTGACTCATTGTTGTCAATCGCTGTTTCAGACGTTTCGCCTGAAGTTTCTGGGGTTTCGGAAACATCTTCAGATTTAGCAATGTTTGTAGAACCAATAAACTTGTTTAAAATTGATTTAACTGTCATAGCTTTTTCTGTATCCTTTGTCTCAACAAAACCAATATTTTTCATACTGACTTCACATAATGGGCAACTTGAATCATCAACTTCTGAAAGTCTGACAATGCCGTCATTCTCACACCAGTAGATATTTTCAAGGTCTGCTTTTGCAATTATACCATCTATTTTTTCATCCTTATTAATCTTTTGAATTGACACAACATTTGCAAGTTGATTTGCTGGATTATCTACCAAAGATAGTTCGTGAAGTTCATAATCTTTAACTAATCTAATTGTTTTATCAACATTTTCATCGTAGGTATTTTCTGAATCCTTGATTACTCCGCCAATTGAAAAGCCTGAAAGAGTGCCATCAAGCACCTTTTCCCAAGTGTCCTGAGCACCTTTAGAAATATAAGTATCTACATAAACGCCGTTATAAAGTTTGCCTGTAGTTTTATCAAAAAACTTTTCTTGTCTAAAATTAATAACCTTGCCAACTGCAATAGATTGATGCATTTCTCTTAGATTACCACGAAACATTTCAAAAGCTTTTATACTAACATCAGTAGGAACAATGTCTGCTTGTTTGTCAAGGTTATCAAGCGTAGCAAATCCAGAAACGATTCTACGCTCTACATCCACTTTAGCAATTGGCATAGATAACTTTATATCATCGTTATCTGAAGTCCAATAAGCCTTGCTTAAATTAGTCATGTTAATCCTATTATATATGTATTTTTCATATGTTTATAATATTGTTATATTATACTACAGATCTTCCTTCGCCACCAGGATTTCTTCCTGTTGTGGTTGCAGATGAATCTGAAGCCTGATCAGTTCTTTGCTGGTCTCTTTGTCTTGTTCCAGCCATTTGAGCATTTTGCTCTGCACGTTGTTGAGGGGTCATAGCTACTGGAGTATCTCCTTGTGGAACTACTGGGAGCCCAAGTCTAGGTCTGATATCATTTGGAACAACAACTTGTGCTCTTAGATATCTTTCATCAATTTGACTTTGAGTATTTTCATCAGTCAAAGTTAATTCATTAAACTTTAATAAAAGAATGTCTGTCTTTTCTTTAATAAGTTTATTAATTGTTTTTTCTAAATTCTTTTGAGCTGGTCTTGCTACTTGTTCTTTAAATGTTCTATCTGAAACAAGTGCGGATGCAATTGAACTACCAGGATCCGAACCAACTTTGGAAATTGGAACTTGATGAGCCATAAGGATATCGTGAACATTTGAAGTTCTGTATTTATCAAATGACCCTTCTTGAATTCCATTTTCAACTGGCTCCATTTTAAATTCAACCTTGTTGTCTGGACCGTCTCCAGGAAGTGGTATATAAAGAGTTCTATGATTTTGTCCACGAAGACCAGACTGTAGGAATCTAAATAACTTGTCTTCTGCTTCTGAGCTTAGCTTTGCACCCTTTAGTGTAACAATGTATCTTGGTACTGCTTTGTTTTCAAAATAGTCAATATTATATCTTGCAGCAAGCTGATCTCCAACTACTGAGGTTGCAGCAGACACAACATCTGGAACTCCGTAGTAAGTATTCTTTGGACTATATTTTTTAATGTGAATAAGTTCATTTGGTCTTTGATCTGTTGTAACTGGATTTACTGTTTTTTTATCTTGAAAATTTTTAAAGAAAACAACTCTTTGATTTACAATCTGAACATAGCCATCACGCATACGTCTTACACGAACAGTTGTTGCAGGGATATGACCAATATAGCCAATCTCTCCAGTATTCTTTCTTCCAATTTCAATATATCCATTTCCAGTTGCTTCATAGTCTGTCATTGCTTTTTCAAGGACATGGGTAAAAGTATCTTCATCATTTAATTCTTCAAGCCAATTTGCAAGATCAGACTTTGCTCTTTCAACTTTTCTTTGTGCTCTAACTCTTTGGTTTGTATCGTCAATTTCTTCTATTCTTGCTTTAACAATATCAGACATTGTGAAACCGTATCCAAGACCAACTGTATTTGCAACCTTTGCATTAATTGCAGCGTGGTTTGCAAATGAATTATCAAAAAAGAATGCTAGTTCGTCAAGATTGTAAGGTGGCAAAACAACATCAAAAAGACCATAGGCTGTGGTGATGTCTTGTTCTGGAAATAGCTGCTTAGACTTTGCACCATCTTGACCAGTATAGGCTTTATTCATTCTTGTAATTCTGCGTTTAAAATTTGCATCTATTCCATCAAAGGTTTTTACAAGATCTGCTTCAGTCATAAACTCATCTGTTTTATTTGAAGTTGGCTTATTTCTATCTAAGTTATCAATTCTAGCAATAACTTCATTAGTCATCTCCATGTTTTTTTAGCCCCTTTGCAGCATCAGCAAAAGCACCAGTATCAAATTCACTTGGTATGTAGCCTTGCTTCATTCTATCAATCTGAACAGAATGTTCTTCATCTGTAATCCTTGTTACTCCTGCCACAAACTTTGCTTCTCCTGGACCAGCACCATAGTGTGCTGCAGCTTGAGTAATTCTATTGATAGCAGTTAGATCATATTTTCGAGCAGGAATATTCATAAAACTTCCATTGCCGTCTCCAAATATTTTTCCTGTTTCTGTTTTCCAAACATATATACCATATTCAGCATCGTTTTCTACGACTCTTACTTTTGGTTTGTTTGGCAGTTTTTGTAATCCTTCTAGATAATCCATGACATAATTGTACCATAAAATATCGTTTAAACCAAAAATACGTCCCAAGTTACGTCATTTATTACTACAACAGAGTCGTGACTAACCTCAAGTATGCTATCATCACTAACAATCCCAGAAGACAGACCAGAATAGGTATTAAATATTTCTTTTGCATCTAAAGAAAGTAGAGATACTTCTTGAGATTGTTCATTTAAAATTGTAGCCCAGGAAGAGGATGCAGACCAATACTGCCAGCTTTCATCTATAACATTGTTATTAACATTATCAAGATTGTCTGAAATTAATGACCAATCAT